GGTTGTAGCGTCTTAAAATAAATGTCAAGGTCTATTCCGTTGTACTCAAGTATCTTCTCAAGTTCATCAAGTATTGTAACCTGCATTGGTCTTATAACTGTATTGTCCATAAGAACAGAAGCAGTCTGTAATTCTTCTGCGTTATTTCCAAGACCTGTATTGTCTTTTATACCTACAAGCATAGGTGACACTATACGGTGTGATACCATTACTTTACGCATACTTTCATCTGATAAGAATTGATATTGCTGGTGAGCATCCGATAGCTGTACTGGCTCAATAGTTGCAGCAAGCTCTTTACTGTCGTTAAACGCTAGTATAAAACGACCTGCGTTAGAACTACCGCTAAACTTATTCATTATGCTTGTTTCAATAGCATCCCTTTGCTCTGCATCTGGAGTACCATTGTTAAAGTTAATAAGCATACTAGGTGAAAGTCCGTTCTGAATATTGTTTATGTGATAGTTGGCAATCTCTTCTTCTAATTCGGCGTATTGTAAACCTCCTTGATAATCTACTGGAGAATAGTATTTGTAACCAGCTCTATATGGCTTTATATATAATATCTCAATAGATTGTTTTGAAGTGCCAAAAGCAGGTATTCTTGTGAGTTTATCACTTGACCTGTATTTAGACCAATCACTATGATAGAAATACCCCTCTATTTCGCCTTTAGAGTTGCATTTCTCGGCTCTTAACGTTTCTACTGGTATATGCGCTACGTTAGCAATTTTAGAGCGGTCTTTGGTGTATATAATTTGAAGTGCAGCCTGACCCATCATTTTATAATCATGGGTTATGCGTTTTATGACATTCTTATTAAGAAGCTCTTTCATTTCCTTATACTCCGCCTCTTTATCTTTACTGTCAGTCGCATCAAGACCTCTTCCATAAATCATTTCAGATATGCCGTTGATAGCAGCGTTATTAGTAGGACTTCCGTTGTATCTATCTATAAGATAATTAAAATAATCATTATCATCTCCGTAAGATACCCAATCCTCGTTATAGTATTCCTTTACCTCTGGTTTAGAGTAAGAACCTAACTGTACAATATGTATTGTGCTTTCGTCTTTCATAATATAATATAGCTATCATCAAAGCTACTCTCTTGTGTGTATTTATTCTTATTAGGGTTGTACTTATCGTAATCAGTTTGGTCTGTGCAATATACAACGTCTCTATATAATTCACCGTTGTCATCAATTAACTTCAGCGTATAGTAATTACCCTCTTTAAGCGCATACTTATTTGTTATCTCTAAGAATATATCTCCTTGAGATGATGTGAAGCCTCCTGATTCCCAGCTAACATCTGAGTTTTCCCAAGAAACATTGTATTCCTGCCACTCAACGCTAGATGTGTAAGAGTCAGTCTTTCTAGTGGACTTGTTTGTAACCTCAAGACTAAGATTGCCTACTACGTCTCTTCTCGCTGCAATCTTAATAGTCTGGTCGCTTGTGGATGTTGTTAATACACGCATACTAAAGTAATAACAATGACTTTATTTGTTTCAAAGATACAAAAAAAGGGGCAATTAAGCCCCCTTTTAAATTTATACCCCTATTAAATTTATGAAGGGTCTCTCTGAGTTCCTTCAGTAGCAGTAGCACTTGTCATACCTGCAAATGGGTCTGCATCAGTAGCACCATCAATAAAGGATGGCATACGAAGTTCGTTTGCAGTTAAAGTAAGTGTATATCCATTTAGGTCTCCCATAGCAGTACCAGTTACAGCAGTACCACCAGTTACATCAGCACCATTATCAGCACCAACTAATAAGAATTTATCATCAAAAGTCTGAACAATAACGTGTGGTCTGCCATACGCCATAAGTTTCAATTCTTTGTTATCCTCTTTAGTTAGTTTAAATAGTGTGAGATTTACAACCTGCTCAAAGAATGTTGTTCCATTCTCCATAGAGGATGTAATATTTGTTTCTAAGGAAGAGTTACCCTTAACATCATAAGTGTAATAATCAAAAGTTCCACTCATATCGGTAATTTCATCGCTAGTACCTATTGTTAAAGTACCTAAGTCTCCGAAATCAACAAAGTGAATCTTTTTTATACCACCTACGGCATCTTTACAAGGTCTTAATCTTCCTCCAGTTAAATCACAAGCCATTATTTATATTTTTTTTAGTGAAAAGGGCAGCGTTAACCACCCTTTTAAGTTAAACAATTATTATGCTAAAGTAAGAAGGGCAAGGTCAGAACCAATACCATACTGTACACCAGAAGTAAACCTCATTACGACACGAACATTTTGACTTCCGTCAATATCTTGCATGTCTATAACTTTTACTTCGTTGTGGTCAGCAAGCAATCCTGTTCCAAAGAACAAGTTAGACGCCTGTCCAGCTACGATGTGGTCTGATGGCATTCCAGTAGCAAGCTGTATTTTGATTCCCTCAAAGCTAAGAGCATTGCCCATGTTATACCATTGTGAACCTTTACTATCTGTACCAGCAGCACCTAAACCAGATGCTCCAAATCCTCCTAATGAACGGATATACGCTTGATATGCAATTGTAGGCACATATATTGTCAAGTCATCTTTACCGTAAACAGCAGAAGGAAGTGCGTCAACTACATTTCCTAAAAGTGTAGCAATGTTTCCTGAAGTGAAAGAAGTTTCAGCTCCGTTAGCAGCATCATTTACATCTCCATCAGCAGCCATTAAAGTTGTGAAACCATCAAACTCACCAGCAGTAGCGTTTACACCACCCCAGATGTTTTGCTCAGTTTTCTCAGCAACTTTAGCAGCAACATGCCCTAGTAAGAAATCAGAAAATGCTGGAGGTAGGTTGTCAAATGTAGAATATCCCATTTGTACAGCTTCCCAGTCAGAACGGAAATCTTTTTTACATAATTGTAGGTTAACTTGGAACTCTTCTGGCTGAAGAATACGCTCAGTTAATGTAAGAACGTCAGCATCAATTGTGAAATCACAAGTAGCATCGGTGATTAGGTCAGTAGAAGCAACTTTTTTGATTACTTCCTTATACTTTACGTTTGGCTTTATGGTAATAGCTCCTTCTGCAAGAGTTTTACCGCTCAAAAGAGCTGCTGAGATATATTTCCCTGCAAACTCACCAGCGTAGGTTGTAGTCAGACTATTTAATGAATTGTCTGCGTCTAGTTGAATATTTCTTGTACTCATCTTTTTTATTTGTTAGTTTAATTTAGAAAATACTCGGTCAAGTGTGTTAGCAGGGCGATTCTGACCGAATTTAATCACCTCTTTTTGTTCTGTTTTTTGTGATGGGGCGTGTGCAATTGGCTCGGCTGCTGGTTCAGCAGATAGCTTTTCGACTTGAGCAGATAGTTCAGCTTTTTCAGCTTCTACTTTATCATACTCAACCATCATATCTTCCTTAATAGATTTAATCATATCCTCAAGTTCTGCGATTTTAGAATCGAAGTCCTGTTTAGATACATAATCTTCTTCTAGCTCTTCCGCCTCATCTTCTTCGGCTTCAGGAACTTCTTTATCTTCTTCAGATTCTTCAGCCAGCTCAACCTCTTCAGTTGATTCAGCTTCAGGAGCAGTCTCTACTTTTTCAGTAGCAACTTCTTCAACAGAATCCTCAGATAATGCAACTTCTTCTACTTCTGGAGACCCATTAACTTCTTCGGCTGCAACTTCAATGTTCTCAACCTTTTTAGTTTCTGGCTCACTAATAGCAGAAAGTTTTTGCATAATATCATTTAGAATGTTTGTAGCTTTACTCTCCATATTATGTTAATTAACAGTTATAGTTATAGATAAATAACAAGTACTTAACGTACTGTTAGATTTTTAGGCATTTATTTTTCCTATGCCCTGACTTCTAAGAGTGCCATCACAGCATCTCCTTGAATACGTTCTTCCATCCTTGCATAAGCAAGCTCTTCTTGAGTTTGATGGTACTTGTTGTCCTACGGTTTCTTTACTTTTCATTTCTTACTTGATTTGGGATGTTTCTTTGGTAGTAAATCATAATCGGTAGTGTATTTAGCATTTTGCGGTCTACCGTTCTTTAAAAGGTATATATAGGCGTTTACTCTAGCTTGCGCCCATTGCTCGGCTGACTTTACGTTAGGACTATGAGATGTCTGAAATGCGCCAACTCCTCGCTGGTACACAGACTTCAGTTGCCCAACAGTAGTTCCATATCCCTTTTTAGATTTATACTTCTCGTTAAAATCACTGGCTTTCTTCTGCAACGACTTTAGCACTCTGTCGGGTACAGTAACTCCCCTTGACTTCCCAGCAGCACCCTTTGGATTGCGTTTACTTCCTCGTTTTGGATTAGTATTTGGAGTATCGGAATTTGGAGCTTTCTTGCTTCTTCTAATTCTTCCCTTGTCATCATATTCAGCTAATTTATGTTCTTTACAGGGCATATACCAATCTTTGCCCTCAACATTATGAACATGAAAACCTTCACATCCAATATCTTTTGCTACTTTTAGTGCTTCTTCTTTTGTGTCGTAAGCAAGCCTACCGTCTATTTCTTTAGATGTTAAATCTATTTTAGACTCTATTGAATTTATCTCATCTAGCTTACCTTCTGCCCAGCGAATACCTTCTTCTCCTCCCCAAGCATCCCAGAGTAATCCTCCACAACCCTTGTTGTATGGTTCACCCTTTTTCTTCTCAAATCTATTGTAAGATGCCATTTCTGATATAAGACATCTTGATAGTGGTTTGCCAGAAGATATTAATTGGGCGAATTGCCAAGCCTGCGGTGTTCCACATCTTGGTTTATTGCTGTCGTAGTATGCTAGAGCCTTTTTAGCGTTCTTTTTAGCTGCGTCTGGGTAATCAGAGTATGTTTTGTCGTATAAACCTAATTCAAGCTCTTCAGACAGCTCTGTGCAGTCACAGGATAGGTCTAACTCACCTAACTCTCTTAACTTACCTCTGCTCCAAGCTAAACCAGCCTTACCGCCCCATAATAGGTATGAAATTGTGCCACAAGCCTTAGAATCGCCTGCATCATAGTATGTTTCAGCTCTTGATAGGTAAGAATACATCCTCTTAATCGTGGACACACTGAGTTTTTCACCTCTACTGAGCTGCTGCGCTCTTATTTTCCCCACAGAGGTGGCGCAACGGTTATTCACCTTCTTGTTTAGTTCAATACCTCTCTTGGCGTTATTTCTAACACCACTTCCGTAGTCTCCGTATGTTTTTAGGTTTAACTTTCCAGCTTCAATGCTATCAGCAATCTCCAATAATACTTCAGCAGCATCATTCTCTTTCTGAATCATTGACATAGCAACCTTATCGGTAAAGTAACCTTCTATTGAGAACCCTTTTACCTTGCCTGTCTTAACGTAGTCCTTCCAAACTTCTTCATTGTTTACTTTCATTGACACCATCCAAGTACCAACAGGCATCTTTAGTCCATACTTACGAGACTTGTCATACTGCTCATCCTCTATTATCCAAGACTCTACAACAGACATTCCTGATAGCTGTGCCTGATGCTCAAGAGTTGACTTGTTTTGGTTTCCTTTCATCAAGAATAGTTCTGATGCTCTTCTTACCGTATCTTCAGAGAAGTATATATAATACTCATCTTCTTTGTCTCTCCTGTATATTTTCTTGTTGGGTATAAGTGCAGCACCCATAAGAATACGCTTATCCTTGTCAACGTCAGCAAGCTCAACTTTTATTTCTTCTTTTAGGGCTACAAAGTTTTCTTCTATTGCAGGTTGCTCTACGATTGATATAGCATCAATACCTGAGAACTCCCCTTCTTCGTCTATAAATAATTCTATTACCTTCATACTATTGAATTAACCGAATGATGCGGTGTTTGTTATATTTCTATCTAATTCTTGTTGTGTTGAAACGTCTTTTCCTACTACAAATGCTTTTACTGGGGTAGATTGCGCTCCAGCGACAGTTTGTGCAAGTTGAGATGTCTGTGAAGCACCAACAACATTAAAGTCTGGGGCTTGAATTGTTCTTGCCCCTGCACTGCTTCCAGAGCTTCCACCTCCCGAACTACTAACCGAACTTTTGTATTTCTGACGAGCAATATTTGCCACGTTAGCTAAACCAGCAGCGATAGTTATAGCTTGTTGTATTGTTGCTCTAACTGGAGATATTGGGTCTCCTGGGAATAACTGAGAGCCATACGCTAAAAATCCATTTTGATACACAGTCATTAAAGCCTCGCCAATCCTCACAGCCTTATTCCTTTCAAATGCCTTTTTCGCTATTTTATCCTTCTTTACCTCTAACTGTCTTTGTAATCTTTCTTGAGTTTTAGCATCCCCTTCAGCAGCAGCTATTCTTTTTGAATAACTTTTTTCTAATGCAATAGTTTCATTCTCGGCAGAAACCTCAAATGTTTGACTCAAAGCACCAGTTATAGCTTGATACTGTTCTTTAAAGAAAGCAAACTTCTGCTCAGCATCCGCTTGCTCAGCTACGTTAAGGTCTGATTTTAACTGATACAATCTTATTTCAGCCTGTTCCCTTTCAATAGTACCAACAGCGTGCGAGTCAACAACAGCTTGTTGAGCAGCAATATCCGATTGCAGATTACTTATATTTCTTTCGCTCTGAAAGAAAGAATAATCACCACTAATACCATCTAACTCATCAAAATAAGCTGCCTCAGCATCTAACTTTTGCCTATTTACTGCTTGAAGCTCCTGAGTATCTTTTATTGACTGGTCTGTTAGTAGCTTTTTAGTTTCCTTGTCTTTTTCTACGACATAAACATTGTATTTATCATAAGCGGTAGATTTAGCAGCTAAAAATTCATCTTCAGCCTGTTTGGCAGCATCGTTATATATTTTTGTTGCCGCTGCCCTTTTCGCACTATCTTTTTCTTCTGCAAGGAAGTTGTCCAGCCTTGTTTTTTCGGCAGCTATAAAGTTATTTTTCCTTTCTTCTTGCTGTTTTATATAGCCATCTCTTCTTAACGCCTGAACTTCTTTTTGCGCTCTTGCTGTTTCGCTAATCTTAAAGGACTCGTCTTTTATAAATGACTTCCTTAAATTCTGTTGAGATTTAAGTATCTGCTTACTGAAATCAAGCTCTTTTATATTGAAATCTTTTGATTCATTAAACAACCTTTCTCTTGAGCTACCCTTTTTCTTGTTTTCCTTAATTTCAATGTCTGTAAACGGAATTAACTTGTTTATATATTCCTGTTGCTCTTTTATTTCTTCGGCATTAAAGTTTTTGGTTTGTTCTAAGGCTAATTTTGCTACTCTTACCCTGTCAGCAGCATCTTTCTCCTTTAAATTTCCAATACCATATTTTGCGACTTGTTCCGCATGTTCCTTCTCTCGTTTCTCCACCAATTTTAATGCCTTCTCTATTTCTTTAGGGTTGTCAAGAGCTTGCATTTCTTGTTCTATCCTTAGGTCAATAATCTTACCAGCAGCCTCATCAATTTTAATCTGAGCTTGTCTAGCCATAGCTAGTTTTACTATTGATTCCCTGTATTCATCCGTTATCTTTGTAGCCTCTTCAGTACCTTTAGATAAATCTCCTAAAGTTAAGTTTGAATCGTTTAATTGTTTTACATAATCAGGAAACTCTTTGTTAAGAGCCTTTATAGCGTCTTTTTGTTCAGCCTGAGATTTTGTAGCATCCTGAAGTGTTCTTGTGTATGTTTCAAAAGCTCCTGCGCTATTTGTTACAGTTTTAGAAGCTCCCTTAAAGGCATCTTGAAGTTCTGTTGCGAAACCTAAAAGCCGTTGAAAGAAAGCGAATATTTTTGGTCCGAAAGAGATTATTAGCTGGATTGCAATTAAGAATCCCC